TGGTAAGCATACCATGCAGGCTAGACGCCAATAATTCCACCGCATGAATAGCAGTACCATCATAAATCAACTCAGTGCGCTTATCACCCTGCGTGCGCTTCTTCGTAATATCAGCCTTACGCGGCAGCATATAATCAGCTAGCTGCTGCCAGTGATTTTCCCAGTTAGACCGCTGAGATTGCAACGTCTTATATCGACGCTCAAGCTGCGTCACTATCGGAGAAACTTGCGCCATTACACCATCCTAAAGCTATTCAGCATACTTTTCTTTTTCTTCACGCCCTCTATGGCCCCACCTTGGGTGCGACCCACCATGCGCTGCTGTAGGCGTTCCAACGGGTCAATCGTTGCCGCCTTCATTCCCTGCGCCGGTTGCGAAGAAATCTGCCCCATCATACCAGCAATATTCTGAGGCTGCTTTTTAATCATCATTTGATCAAACCCATTAAAGAACGACGAGGACGCGTTGTGTCAGGATCAGCAAGCAATCCCTGCGGCCCAGTTAATATCGTGCCCTTGCGACCCTTCTTGCCAGCAGTCATGGCTCCAGCCTCTGTGCGGCCCTCTGGGGCTGCACCCTTTAACGGCTCATCAGCGCCGGGAACAGCAGCTTCTGACGCACCGTCAGCCGTATCCGCATCAGGAGCCTCTGCAGGACGCGCACCCTTTGGCTTGTCCTCTGTACCAAAACCAAATTGCTCCATACGCTCTTGCTGAACCTTAGCCATCCTTTGCGACTGCGCAGTGCGCTCGTCATAGCCATAAGGCTTTTCCTTAGAAATTCCTAAGCCATACGCAGCATCACCCTTGGCAATGTCAGACTGTTCGCCAATCGTTGTACGGCGCGCTTTAGGACGCACATTGGAAACACCTTGCCGATCCTCAGATGTACGATCCTCTAACTCAGTTGGCCCGCCAACGCCAAGCGCAGCCCTTAAATCATCAAAAAATCCCATAGCCTACCTCATGCTGCAAAAGGGTCATACTCCATGACCGCCTGTCTCTGCGGTGCCCTAGATCGATCCCGCGTTTCCCTAAGCCCCACAGCAAAATACCTAAAAGCATCCGCAGCGTGACTACTCCAATCATGTACCGGCGAAGCACGAAAACTCCGCGTCCTCTCGTTATACGCCCGGTGATACTGCCGCAACGCTTCCAAACCATCCTTGCACTTCTCACGGTCAAACCACAACCGAGGTATCAACATCTGAGCAGCGTGTATCCCATCCTCAACAGGAAGCTTAGGAACAACGCGGAAATTCAAACCAAGATCCCAAGCAATCTCTCGCCTGCTCTTACCACTGCCAAGCTCACGCACCTCTATGTCATGCGGCGCATTGTGATCCCCGTATAAATACTTCTTCTCCGAAAGAACCTTGCAATAATGAGGCAAACCCTCATTCCTGTTCTCATAGAAGTCTATCACATGCACAGCACGGCCAACACTCTGCGTAAACCAAACCGCCGTACTATCACCAACACCTAAATCCCACCAAGTATCAACACGCACAGAAGGATCATAAGGCACATTCGTTATACGACCAGACGCCGTTATCTCCTCCAAATCCTTACCGTAAATAGCACCCGGAACATTCGCATTCCAACTGCACTCAAATTCCTGCGCATACTGATCTGCACTCATCATATTCTGAGCAGCAGACAATTCCTCATCATCCAGCAACCCAGTCTCTGAAGCCTTATATATCGCAGTCAACCAATCATCATTCGCAGCAGACTGCTCATAAAGCTCATAGAACGCGTTATGCCCTTTAGGCGTGCCAACAAACACACCCCAGCCCTTACGGTCACTCAGCGCTGGCCGTATGACCTCTGGGAACACATTCTCTGGCATCTGTGCAACCTCGTCCATCACACAGCCATCCAAATATATCCCACGCAAACTATCAGGGTTCTCAGCACCCAGCAAAGAAATCCTGCCGCCAGTAGGCAAATCACACCGCAACTCAGTCTCGTGAAACTTCACACCGGGTATCTTCCCAGCAAACTGCTTCAAATAATCCCAAGCTACATTCTTAGCCTGCCGATAAGTCGGGGCCATATACGCATACCGAGGCGAAGGCTTACCATTCATAATCGCATCCCTAAGAATGTGATTAATCGCCCACACCGTCTTACCAAAGCGACGATGACAAACAACAACACCCCAACGCTTCGCCTGCATCTCATTGTGCAGCATCATCTGCAAAGCACGCGGCTCATAAGGTATCTCAATCTTCAATGCTCTGTCTCTCCATCGCGGAACACCATTACACCAGCACGCTCCAACATCCGCTCGTACAAGTCAATCAACAGCACCTGAGCATGTACCCGCTCATCACCGCTAGCATCCCTAGCAGCCTCCCTAAGAAGCGTCAGATGCGCAAAGAATGCATGTGTGTTAGGTTCCATGGCAACGTGTGTGTGAGACACTCCTGTGCAGGTATATTACGTGTATGCAGGTGGCGGGCGGTTCTGCGGGGGGTAGGGGTCGGCGGGTCGTAAATTTAACATAATCACTATTATGCGCCTAAGCAATTGTTTGTTATCAAGCACTTAGCGGATCGCCTTATCCGCTGACTGCCCAAACCACAACATATAGTATTTCAAAACCAAACGGCGGGGGTGGTCTTCTCGCGCGTAGCTCGGTCTCGATCAGGATGTGATATACACACACATCCCCCCATATCTTCTAGCACATCCCTAGTGCTTAACGATCTCCTGCTGCTGCGTGCTGACTGTCACGCTGTCCTCGTCGTGTGCGCTGACAGCTACATCACCGCCTGCCCATGATATTGTGATGGCTTGTTGCTGTGGTGCTTCCTCTTTCTTATCCCGGATACCCCAAGGCTGGTTTCTTCCTAGCGTCCACTTGAGCGTGTCTATCTCCAGCCTGCGGCGTTGCACTTCAGCATTGGCTAGTCTGTTGTCATCGAACTCTGGCAGCGGAGAGAGCGCTAGCTGATTGATATGATCTGTGTAGTATTCGGCCTGCATTACTCTGCCTTGCCGGTACATTTCCCACAGTTCCTCGTCGCGCACTGCTGCCTTTGTGATTGCTCTGTAAGTTGGCATATCTGGATCTTTGACGATCTGCACGAGTGTTTCGCCTTGCGCTAATCTATCTACGATCTTTTGCATGACTGCTTTTGTGACGCGTTTCATTGTTCTTTCCAAAAAAAAGCCCCGCTACTGAGAGCGAGGCAAGTTCTCCTGCTTGGGAGGAAGGAGGTTCATCCATGAGGTAGAATAACCGGCCCAAAGTTCTGCCGATTATATCCAAGTGTTATCGTATTTCGGTACACTGAGCAAGGAAAAATAACTTTTTTGTTCTTGCTGCTTGCAATGTAACAGCATCTGTCATACCTACGTGTCAGCTACAATGAGGAGAAAAGCTATGAACAATCTTAATAAACTGCGCGCTCTAATGCGTGACATGGAAGACAGCTTGGGCATCATCGGTGACATCATTGGTGCCCTCTCGCTCTTCGGCCTGCTGTTCGTCGGCCTGTTCTTCGCCGGTATCCTTTAACCGCAACACGCCCTCACAGCCACAGAGAAGCCCCCTGAGTGGGGCTTTTCTTTTTTTATAGACCTACCTAGCCAAACCACACCTTACCATACTCTGTTCAGCCGCATATCAAATCCTATCCACATTGTTGCCCAGTACACGCGCTCGCTTGGGATCGATAATCCAAGTCAGTCTAATCAATGCAGCAGCATAATCTGCTTTGACAGTATGCCGAGAACATCCCAGCATCTTAGATAGCTTTGTCCACTTTGGCCCTCTGCCGCTACCGACTGCACTATGCGCCACAGCCCAGACAATCTGTCTGTCCTCTGTCGGCATCCGCAATCCCAGATCCATCGCAAGATCCAGCCGATCTATCTCAGCAGCACTTGGCGCAACTCTAACCGGGCCCGCCTCTGTCCATCCATACGCGTTCCAACTTTGCACGTAATCAGGCCAAGAAGACATCTTCTGCTTACGAAAGGCTGAAGGCAAGCTGCGTTCAGTCTCGGCAGCTTGCAAAAAAAGCTCATCAAAATCTGTGACCGTCCACCTGTGCAAATCCTCAAGCTTGGTTATCTTCATTGAACCTCTCCTCAATGATGTGACAGAACTGCGCCTGATCGAGCGGCTCCATTGCAGACAGGGAAGTTACAATCTCAATGTATCTATCGTGGCTCATCTTAAACCTGAGCTTGCGCAGGATCTTGCTCAACCTATGCCCCAGCGGATCGGCAATGCTGGCCGCCTTGCCTGCCTTGTAAGCCGGTGACATTTTCGCAAGCGTCGACAGTAATACACTGTCTGCGCTTACACTGTAATCACTTACACTGTTATTTATATTAGAGTAATCTTCCGTGTAATCACAGTAATCACTATGCTTAGCACTGTATGTATTAGCACTGTAATCACTTACAGTGTAATCACTGTTATCTCGGCCTAGCGGCCTCGCGTTAGCGTATCGACGTATCGGCATTTGTCAATCCCCTTTTTTTATGCGAGACAACGTGTCAATAATCTGTGCATCAGACGCCGTTTCCTGCGCCAAATCTGCATAGAGATATGCGTAGTTCACCAAGTCTACGACATTGTCTTCATCATGCTTGCCGTAGATCTCTCTAGCTATCTTCATGTCAGCCAGCATAAGGCATGTCTGCTCAGCGCTAATAGGTACGCCAGCGATTTGGCTCCACCTCTGGGCTAGCGCCTCGTACAGCTTGTTCGCGGGCCCGCGCAACTGCGCCCGGCTCTCCAATATCAGCGCGCTTCTTTTCTTTAATTCTTCGATGTAAGTCACAAACAGTCTCCCAACATTTTTGGTTACTGGCGCAGATCAACTCGCCGCTAAGCAAGATGACCCAGCCATCTAGGTTTAAGTCATGCAAGAACCCGCAGCCCTTGCACGTTACGGGCCTACTCTTCTTCCGGCCCATAGTCAGGCACCCAGCCGTAGCTGTCGCAGTCTTCGCAGGTTGCAATGCATTCATCCAAGAAGCCACCGTTCACGTAATCAACAACCGCCTTCTCGGCTGTCACTTCACCATTGCCGTGACACGTACTGCACTTCTTCGCAGGCTCTTCCCACTTCTGGCCGTGTGCATAGAAAGTAAACACGGCCTTATCGCCTTTGACGTACAAGCTTCTGATGTCGCTCATTTGAACGCCCGCCATAAAATGCAAGACTTACCCCACTGGCTCTTGCCCCGCATGGTGCTGTCATAGATCTTACCAGCATTGCGTAGCTCAGAGATCCGGGGCTGGATGCTACCGTATGGCCGGTTTAACTTCGCAGCAATCTCTTCACTGCTCAGCGGCAGCAAAGAAGACTTCAGTAATTCATGCACCTGATCACGCAGCGTGACCTTGCGCCCAGCACCCGACACTGCAGCAGCCTTGCTGGTGTCTGTGCCCTGATAACCTGTGCCTTGTTCTGTGTATGGCATTTTATTTCTCCTCATCTTTTTTTTGTTTTTGTTTAACTTCTTTAAAAGCTTTTTCTAATTCTTTTGGATCATTTGTACCCAACATGAGTCGCAACGTAGAATAAATCAGATCTTTCTCATACTTATCATAGTCAGGCTCAATACCTGCATCGCGCAATTCTTGTTTTATTCCTTCATCCAAATCACGCAATGCTTGTTTCATTTCTTCATCCATCCAAGCCACTCCAAAAATGCTTCGTATGTCTCCATCGGCAGCACAACCAACGTGCGCTCCCGGTCTTTGCGAACAAACAGCATGTCGCTATTGTCCTGATCGAGCGCATCATACAGATCCTGATACGCTCTCGCTCTGCGCTTGCACTCAGCAGTCAAAGCCAATTGCGGCCCCAGCTTTATGTCACTCGCATAGTTTCCCTTCATTGCACCAGACAGCGGTATGCGCTCTGCTTCCACGCCCTTGCCACGATGCCAGTTTACTATCTCGCGCTCGTATGCAGCGCCCTTATCCCGGCTAGCCTTACCCCCCATTTACTGGCCTCGCTTTCGGTCTAATCGTCCAACGCGGAGCTAAGCTTTGCTCTTGCGTGTAATCAGTTCTATGCCCCTGCGCATCAACGCCAACGCACTGCTCAGCAAAGTCATGCAGCTTGTGCTGTCTGGCAAATGCTTGGCAGTCATCCCAGCTTTCAAACGGCATGAAGGCTATGAATAAATAGCTCATGTTGCTCATGTCAGATCCCTATAAAAATCATTAGGCTTTACTTGCCCCAAGCTAGCAAGCTCTATGAGCCGCATGAACTTAGGCGCTGGCATCATCCGATCCTTGTGATCAGCAGGCAGGCACCAACGCCTTGCTACGGTTGCATGTGATGCACCCACCTTCTGCGCAAGCTTGGCATAAGAATACCCCTGCGCCTGTCTCCATTGTTCTAGTGTCATAATCGCCCCTTGCTTTGTTTCTTCGCATCATATACATTTGACAGTATCAGTCAATACGGGGAGATTTGATATGGGGCTGAAAGGTTCAACAGCTTTTGCTGATCGCTTTAATTATCGATGGCATAGCAACCCAAGTACCCCAGATGCTTGGACTTTTTTTGATAAGGCCGTGCAAAGGGTGCAACGAGATGAAGCGTTTAAGATACTACGGGGCGAAACAGAAGGTGACACTTCGTGGGCCGAAAAGATCTTGGATCAAGGTGCGTACTATAAGGATGCGATGGGCTCAACGCAGTTCACCGACAATCCAAACATGGTTAGCGGAAGGGCAGTGCAGCAATATGCTGATCGGTTACTCGTCGATGAAGTATCACCTTCAGATGCATACGCAGACGCAATCAATATGCTGCATGGCTTTCGGGGCGGTGACTGGCGCGACACTGAGAAAGATGCGCGCATCATTGAGAACCGAGAGAGACTTTACTACGATGCTGAAGGCAAGCGTAGCAAAGAACCAACTCATAATGAGTTTGGGCTTGTCTGCGAAAACGCAGCGGCAGGCGTGCGCGAGGCGATGCAAGGTGCGAACAGGATCACGGGTGAAATAGAATTGTTTGGCCCGCTGCCCGGTTGTGAGTTGCCATACTTTGGCAAGCCAGATTACGGAGATGGCCGGTGCGAGTTAAAGACGCAATGGGATCAGGCTGCAGATACAGACAGCCCGCGTGCGAACTCACTGCCAAAGAAAATCAAAGCACCGCATATGATGCAGATCGCAGGCTATTGGTATTTGTCTGGAATTGTAACGCGCATCGTCTATGCTAACAGGCTCGGATATGTAGTGCATGAGCCCACAGAGGAAGAGCTAGACCGTGCGCTTGGTGACATTGCGTCAGCCTGCAAACGCCGGGAAAAACTTATGAAGGTTGCAGATGATGTAGAAGATCTGCTGCGCCTGACCGATCCGCATTTTGCTGACAGCTTTGTCTGGCGAGATGTTCACCCAGAAGTATTAATGCAAGCCAAGAAAATGTTTGGAGTAATTTGATGGCAGATCTTTTAAACGCAATGAACGAGGTCAATGACCTTAACCGCACGCACGGTGTAACGCAGCGTGGCGGTAAGAAATACACAGAAGTCTTTGTGCGCGTCGAAGCTTTTCGTAAAGCTTTCGGCCTAGACTTTGGCATCAACACAGAAATACTTGTGGATGATGGGCAGCGCGTAGTGGTAAAAGCTACAGTAACAAATGCACAGGGCACCATCATTGGCTCTGGCATGGCTGAAGAGATACGCGGGCAGGGCAATGTAAACAAAACATCTGCATTGGAAAACGGGGAAACATCTGCGATAGGCCGAGCGCTTGCCAGCCTTGGCCTGCATGGCGGCAGCTACGCCTCATTGAATGAGATAGATGCAGTGCAAAGAAAGACGCAGGCAATGGCACAGCCAGCACCTGCAGCACAGCCAGCAGCACCTAAGTCAGACAAAGAACAGGCTGTTGCATGGTGCAAAGATCTTGTTGCGAAATACAACGCAGCAAATAGCAGGCGGGAGCTAAGCGAGATTGACCGCAACACACCAGACGCAGCACTGGAAGCATTGAAGAATGATTATCCAGATCTGCACCAACTGCTCATAGAGCGCTTCACTCAAAAGGAGAATAACCTTGTCAACTAAACCAGAACTCGGCGTCAAAAGCTTTAACATCGATGGCTTCATGCACAACGGCGCACCAGTAGATATGCGCGCATCAGCATGGCTGAACGTACCAAAGGGAATGGATCAAGATCCTGCGGCATCACAAGCACTAAACCAAGTGCGCCAGCTTATGATGGATCACGGCATCTCTGTGCGTATCCAACTGCAGCATCGTGCTGGAGAAGATCCCAAGACTTGGCCTCGCATTGCGAGCTTCCCGCTATTCCCGAACAGGCCGCAACAGCAGCAAGGGTTTCAGCAACAAGGGTATCAAGCTCCAGCACCTTCTTATCAACAAGCGCCTGCGTCAGCGCAAGAGCTAAATGATGAGATCCCGTTCTAATGACGGCACTGGAGCGAATGAAACTGGACGCGAGGCTTTGCAATCAAGCCTTGCGTAAACTGTCAGGTGAACACATCGAAAACTTGAAAGCAGAAATTGCTGGCAAAAAGCCGGGGCCAAAGAGCGGCGTTGGATGGCGCAACTCACCGCTTACGCAAAAAGAAATAGAGGACATCTATTATTTCATTGATAAGGGATGGGATCGTCAATCAATTTCGCAGTTTGTTGGCGTGAGTTTAAGCAGCGTAGATAAATACAAATACGCTAAGGCCTAAGATCCTGATCCACCTGTCGCTGCTTGTTCTTTGACAGGCCGGTGTCCATCTTATCTAAGCGCTGCAGCATTGCGTTGTAGCGTTTTTTTAGTTCTGGATCTATGGGCCCAGAGAGATAGTCTTTTATCTCAGCAGTGTAATTATTGATGCGCCGCTTCATGGCACCACCAGCTTCTTCATTGGTGAGACGATCACTCATTATGCTGCCGCGAAGTGAGGTGATCTCTTTGTTCAGCACAGCGGCGCGCTGCTTTAACCTAGCCTTTGGCGTGACATTACCTTTGGGCATGTTACTTGCCCTTCCCGTAACTGTTCATCATAGACTTTTTTTTCTTAGGCTTGCTTCCGTACATTACCTGTCTCCGATGCTTTCTTGCTTAACTTAGGCCCGCCTACTTTCTGCATCGTGCCATACACATAGGCATCACGGCGCTTGCCGGTCAGCCCCATCTTCTTAGCCCTGTTCATCAGGCTGCGCTCTAACTTTTCTGGCATGTTAATTCTCCACTAATATACCTTCAATGAATACGCTAATCTCATTAGACGATCCGCTACTTTTGCCCTCAAACTGAAAGTCAGTTTTCTCTGCAATTCGGAATGGAACCTGCCTATCAAAGCTGACTTGGCTGTTCTGAAACGTAGCCTCTGCCACACGCAATGTGCGACCATTGCTTGTTCTTAAAACATTGCGCACAGTCAGGTATTTGTTACCGCTTACTGTGCCAGACGCAAAGTCTAAGCGGAATAAATACAAGGAAAAACCTGCAGGCACAGTATAAACGCACGCCTGAGTTGCGCCTAAAGTTGCCTCTATGAAGCCATACGTTGTGCCACCGTTGCTGATCGTAATGTCACCTACGTTGCTGCCCGTCAGAATAACAGCGCTGTTGATGCGGTAAAAAGATTTGGCTGTGGTCACGCTGCCGGTGCCGTTCAGTGTTACTACGTCGAATATGCTGGCGTAGTCAGCGTCAAGCCCAGTCACCATAACCTGCATGGTATCAGATGCACTGCTGGATACCAGATCCATAGTCACAGCAGAGCCGGGGTAAGCGTAAGTACCGCCATCATTCCACACAGTTTCAAAGCTAGTGCCGACAGCCCTGTTAAATCCAAAGATGTTTACAGCACCCGTGCCCGGTACACCCCTGTGTACTAGCTCAAGCAAAGCGTGTGGCGAAGAAAGCTTTTCGTTGACGTATCCCATTAGGCGCGTTCTTTCTTCCGCTTGTTAATCAGTGAGATCCGCTTGCCCTTGCGCACAGCCTCAGACTTTGACGATGCGCCCCAGTCACGCAAAGCCTCAAGCAATGGCGTTGCCTTGCCATCTCGCTTCTCTGGCCCAGCCATCTTGCCCATGCGCTGCAGGAACGCAGCCCGCCGTGGGCTGTTGCCTGTTCTTTCTGGAGCCGCACCCATGTTACGCGCTCATCATTGATTTGCGCTTGGGCTTCTTAGCAGTCTTTGCTGATTGCGCGAATGCCTCTTCCGTAGGCGCGCCTGCAGATCCGGGCTTGCGCATCTTTTCTGGCGTTTTGCCAGCAGCTTTCTGCGCTTCTATGCGCTTACGCTTCTTGTGAATGTTTGCATATAATCCTTCAGCCATAAGTCATCTCCAATGCTGCCTGCAAAGTTTCTTTGTTTCTGCGCGTCCATCCTTTGCCGAATGTTTCAAAGGTACTAAGACGTTCATAAAATCTTTGACGCGTATGATACACCGCTTCAATAATTCTGTCTGGATCTACATCAGCCACAGCCTGCAGTGTCATAGGGCCAATCGCCCCGTCCTGCTTTGCACCGACAGCTTTCTGTATTGCCTTGGCTGGCCGCTTACTGCCAGAGTTTACAGCCCAGTCAAACGCGCACCAATCAACACCGCTCGGCAAATCATCACCGCGCACCTTATCCCAGTAGTTCTTGCGATAGATCGGCGCAACATCAGCAGGCGTCAGCGCACGCATCTCTGCCTCAGTGCTTTCTTTGCCTGTCCACGCATCATAGACAGCCTTGGTAACGCCAAGGTTTGTCATGCCGCCGGGATCTTTAGGATGATTTACAAAGCCACCTTCATGGTGCAGCAACATCTCCAAACACTTATCAAAGTTCTGCTTCATTTCTTCAAACCCCGCATTGTACGAATACCAAAGCTTGCAGCTATTGAAGCATACATTCCCCATTGAACCCACATTGGCGTAGTCTCCAGATTAGCAAAGCCTCGGGCCATGACATCCTGCATAGAAGGGATAAAATTCATGCAAAGAATAGCAACGAAAACGATAGTCCATAGCTCATCTTTCCAGCTATCCTTGCTAGCCTCGATAGCAGACTGCTCCCAATCCATCTCACCAGTAGCTTGCTTGAGCTTGATCTCAGCGTTAGCCTTTTGAATTGCTGTCTTGCCATCAATGTAGCTACTAGCCAGACCGCCCAGCGCCCCTACAATTTGACCTATCATTTCTTGCCCCCGTTTACATACAGCCCGAACCAAGCAGCACCAGCGCCCACAATCACGCTGACAAAACCTGCCTGCGCATTTGTCGGATCTGTGAGATCATACATAAACCAGCTACATGTGCGCCAGAAGACAACCATGTAGCAGAGTATCAACAGGCGCGGAACAATGCGCCATGCGTCCAGCTTCTCAGGTGTCATTGGTTTCTGTAGTCTGGATCGCCAAGACGTAGCGATGCAGTGC